AATATTATTACGGATGGCCGCTGAGAGCCTTACACGTGTCCTATGGAGTCCTAGAGGCTTTTAGTATATAAAGGACTCCAGGACTCCAAAAACAGTAGGTTTTATGAGGACTCCGCTGGAGTTCCCGATCATATTTACGCATCTGCCACTAACATAACATTCGGAGCGTTTCTAAGTTCTTCTTATTGGCTCTCTATATAAACAAACTTAGACTTAAGTTATTAAACACATGTTCTCTGTATAACAAACATATTCATCCTTCCTTTAACACTGTCGTCATATCGTTGTTCTTTCATATACCAACATATTATAGCAGTTTGTATAAACCTAGGTTGTAGTTACAATAGTTCAACATTTGTTCTGATCCTTGTCAAACACTTTCAATTATTAGTTTCCTGGGTTTTTGTCTTGTTGAACCCAGATATTGTTGAACCCAGAAATTGTTGAACCCAGTTCCGCTGCGCGGCCAATTATTCATATATGGAATCTCAGTTAGCAAATCCTCCAAATGCTTTTAATTACATAGAGTCTCATAGAGACGAATATCAGCTGTCTCATGATCTAACTGAGATTATTCTTCAGTTTCCTTCCACGGCGGCACAATTAACTGCAAGGCTCAATCGTAGCTGTATGAAGATAGACCATTGCGTCATCGAATACAGGCAACAAGTACCAATTAACGCAACTGGGTCGGTCATTGTAGAAATACATGACAAAAGAATGACGGACAACGAATCGTTACAAGCATCTTGGACGTTTCCCATAAGATGCAACATAGATCTCCATTATTTCTCATCGTCATTCTTTTCGTTAAAAGACCCAATTCCATGGAAATTATACTACAGAGTGTCAGATACAAATGTTCATCAGCGCACACATTTTGCCAAATTCAAGGGCAAATTGAAATTGTCTACCGCTAAACACTCTGTAGATATACCATTCCGGGCTCCCACGGTCAAAATTCATTCCAAACAGTTTTCGCACAAAGATGTGGATTTCTCACATGTGGATTATGGACCGTGGGAAAGGAAAACCTTGAGGTCCACATCAATGTCCAGATTTGGGCTACCAGGCCCAATTGAATTAAAACCAGGTGAGTCATGGGCCTCAAGGAGCACAATTGGAAGGACTCACACGGAGACAGAGTCAGAGATACACCCATATAGAGAGCTCAATCGTCTGGGACCAAGCGTGCTAGACCCAGGTGATTCAGCATCACAAGTCGGGTTACAAAGGGCCCAATCAAATATAACGATGTCCATGGCCCAATTAAACGAGCTTGTTAGGACAACGGTCCAGGAGTGTATTAACAATAATTGTAATCCGTCACAACCAAAGTCGTTGCAATAAAATTGCTTGTTTTTAAGCGTTATGCATATAGTCATTATTAATGCCATTTTATTATATTTAACCAACATAATCAAGGTCATACGATACAAAAGTGGATGCCTTAGACATAGTATCGGACATCCAACAATAATAAACTAAAATGGCGTTCTTGCTGATATTAGCGTAAACACCGTTACATGAGTCATGTTCTAGATCCTTAAAATTGGACCAACAGTTGTAACGCCTAGTAGAAAGCGTTGTTGATCCTTCCAGGTCGACCATTACACTATCTTTCTCAACGGACAACACACGCCTCAAAACATGTCGAATGTAATATCGTTCCTTCAAAGCGGGTGTAATGGCTAAATTCCCATGGCTGTGGATTCTTGCACCAAAGAGTTCATCGAATGTGTGCAAACATCCAGAAGAGCTTAAATGGGGCTTGCGATCCACAACAATAACAAGAGAGAACACACCTTCTATCTTGGGACTTTGCCCGTCCATGTTTACGTCAGCATGAACACGCTCAATCTTAACGGTTCCCTTAAATGATAAACGCTTCAACTTAATATAAGACCTGCTTCGGTTAGGTTCCGTCTTACCAAGCACAGGAAAATTAATAAACGTTGAAATGGCTGAATTATGAGTCATAACAAATTCASGACCATATTGGTTTTCATGTATGCGTTGCGACGTCAGTTTCGGTTCATCATGAGTCTTATTTGATAGCCCATTACGACGTTTCCCATCATTGCGTCTAACAACGATTGCACGCTTCAAAGCATGATTACGTGCAACAAATCGTCTTTGAGAATAAGATGCCCCACGTCTAAACTTTGTAGGATACATTTTCACTATACCTGTGCAAACGTTATTTTAATGTTGTTGTCAAAAGACGATTTAAATATTAAACTATCGTCCATTATATAAAAAAAACCAGTCAACATAAGCGATAGTTTAACTCCATACGTGAAATATAATTGGGCCACGTTCCATTAGTCGTACAATGTGTCAGACACCTTATCGCTACGGAGACCATTCAAAATAGACATGTGCGCCCAATTATTTCAAAATTCAAATTAAAGGTTTCACACCGCGATAAGCGTTATCCAACGGTGTGCAACGCGACACGTCGAATGAGAGAGAAATACGCCAAAGGGGAGCGGGGGATGGTCCCCAGCGCCAGGACTCCAAAAAATCGCGGCCATCCGGT